TAATTCCCGAAAACTCAGTATTTATTGGGTTTCCGTGAAGGTCGCACCGCGCATTAGTTGAGACCTGCACGGGCAGGCGTGCGAGTCTCAACTAATGTACGGTGTTCGATCCCTTACAGTCTGCTGTGTGCATCGCTCTTCCAAAGCACACGCTGAAGGTCAACCCCGCCCTCCCTCTCTTAGAGCAGCCGCTCGCTGTGAAAAACTCCCGCTGAGCGCATCGGGAACTCTTGAGCGATCATGTACCCTAACGCGTCGCTGGCATGGGTGCGGGCGGGATCGGATTTGTCGATCTCCTTCCAGGAATTACCCTGTGAATCGGTTTTCCATTGCACCCGTTCAAAGTCCTGAATCAACTGCTTGCATTGAGGATGAATCACCAGGCGGCGCTCCCCGGCTTGGTTGCGCAGCCTTGCGTTGACGCAGTTCACCCGGTCCCGTACCGGAGGGTTCGTCGAGCGTACGTGGAATACGGCGCGATATCGATCACTATTGCGGGCGAAGAAATCACGCACCAGTTGCCAGTCGGTCCGCGACGCCGATGAACGCCGGGTCTCACCGGTGGAGTCTCCATAGACGTCCACTCGGATGGGCAGGCTGTTTCTTCCCAGCCAAGGTGAGGTCCTCGCCAGAAAGGCTTCGCACGCCGCTTCGGTATGCGCGTCGGCCAGCACGATCTCCTCGATCACTGCTACCGTCCGGTGCGGTTGCTGCTCTGTCACCCGTGCACCCGTGAACCAACTGTTATCCGTATACAGTGGATCTTCTTCGATCTGGGCAATGACGGAACACATCGGGTTGACATTGAAATCCAGGGACCAGCACAGGCTCAATCCTTTCTGGTATGTCACATCCGCGACTTGGTCAGCGCGATTAAAGGCGTAGTAGACCAGACCCGTAGTCAGATTCTCGAAGCAGGCCTGAAACTCCTGCCGGAAGGTCCGCTCATCGAGTTCCTGAGTGGCGCTTCGTAATTCCTCCGACGTCACGATCCCGCCCTCTTCGGTAGTGAACTGGAAGGTACGCCAGTGCGGCTGGCTTTGCATCTCTTGGTAGAGGTCGAAGAAATGATTGTGGCCGCGGGGAGTGCCGATGAACAAAGCGCCGCCTCGACGGTCGGCCAAAGCCGGCCGGAGTACCTCCTTCCACGCCGCCGGATCCATGGCCGCGTACTCATCTAAGATCAGAAAATCCAGACCCTCACCGCGCAAGGAGTCATAATTATCGGCGCCGCGCAGGCAAATGCTGCCACCCGTAATGAGGTCAATCCGTAGATCGGTTTCATTGGGTTGGCGAACCCAGTAGGGACGCGTCATTTGCTTTAACGGTACCCAGGCAATCCGTTTGGCCTGTTTGTAAGTAGGGGCCACGTACCAGGCCAGCCGGCCGGCGCTCCAGGCCGACCGGCACAACTCCACTAACGCCAGGTACGTTTTCCCGAAACGCCGGCCTGCGACCAGGATGCGGAACCGGCTGCGGTCATTGAATACCGTCCATTGAGGAGGTTTAAGACGAACCATGGCTACTTACCTCCTCTTTCGCCACCACAAACGGAGGGGGCGCAATGGTGGTGCGCTCAAATGGGCGCCGGTCTCGCCATCCGGAGCGGCTGAGCCAGAAGAAAGTTGCTGCGGGGTGCTGGCCGGAAATGGCCATCCCAAATAGGGTTTGCGCGACCTTCGTGTTGGCTTCGGTCTCCCCGCGATCTAGCTCTTCCCGAAAATGTTTGCGCAGTGTTTTGTCCGACCGGATCCCCACCTGACGAGCGATCTGCTTCTGCGGAATGCCCAACGCGGACAGCGTCTTGACCATCCGCCGCTGCTCATCGCTCGGCTGAAGACGAGGGCGCGGCATTACACCTCCTCCTTAGCTTGGGACCGCTCACGGGCAATTTCCTCAAAGCTGCGACCGTCCCCATCCAAGATGGCTCTGCGGCCCGTCAACTGCTGCCAACGTTGCACGACGACGTCTACATATTTGGGGTCTAATTCCAGACCACAGCACAAGCGTTCGGTTATTTCCGCAGCCGCGAGCGTGGTTCCACTCCCGAGAAAAGGATCAAAGACCCATTCGCCCCGTTCCGTGTGATTGAGAATCGGGCGACGCATCAGCTCGACTGGCTTTTGCGTGGGGTGATCAAACTTTTCCTCCTTCGACCCTCCCATGATGAACTTCGGCGATGGCACGGCCCAGATCGTAGAGTTTTCACCAGGCTTCCCGTACCAGGGCGCGTTCTTCTTGCGCACGTACCAGGCCGGCTCATGCTGATACCAGTAGTGGGTACGGGTGAGCACGGCCCGGCCTTTGTCCCAGATGATCTGTTGCGGATACAGGAACCCGATGCTCAGTAGTCCATTGAGGACTTCTGTGGTAGACACAGATGCGTGCCAAACGTAGCCGACCTCCAGAGTTGGTACCAGCGCGAAGACCTCCGACCAATCGGCACGGGTATCAGAGGAGATGGACGTGTTCTGGTGCCCTTCCGTCCGGTGCTTCATATAGCTGGCGGCCGCACGGCCATGGAGGTTCAGCCCGGCGCGATCACGCCACTCTGTATCCAATTCGATGCCGTAGGGAGGATCCGTCACAAGCAATTTCGCCACGATGCGATCAATGACGCGGGACACCGCTTCAGGCTGGGTCGCATCGCCGCACAGCACCCGATGTTCGCCACAAAGCCATAAGTCATTCAGCCGCGATACCGGGATGACCGGCACCGTTGGCACGTCATCGGCCGAAGGGTCCGGTGGCGTGAGCACGAGATCATCGATCTCCTTCAGATCGAACCCGGTCAGATTGAGATCGAAGTCGAGCTCCTGCAACTCCTCCAACTCGAGCTTGAGCAGATCGTCGTCCCAATCCGCCCAGGTCGCAGACCGGTTAACCAACAACCGGAATGCCTTGACCTGTGCCGGGGTCCATTCATCGCACAGAATCACGGGGATCTCGGCGATCCCGAGTTTGCGGGCGGCCTTGAGCCGTAAGTGTCCGTCCACAACCTCACCATCACTACGGGCGAGTACCGGAATTTTGAATCCGAACTCGCGGAAACTGCTGCACATGCGATCGACGATGTGATCGTTCTTGCGGGGATTCCGGAGGTAGAAGCTCAGGCGGTCAATAGGCCAGATTTGTATTTCCGGCTTGGAGGGAGAGCAAAGCATTGTAATTCCTTCTGCCAGGTGAGCCAAAATCATTTTTGGCGCCGGCTTCGCGCTGTTTAGAACATCGACAACACGAATCTAAAGGCAGTTTCCAGCCTCCAGCCTGGCGGGAGGCAAGGGGGGAGGAAGGAGGGACCAGCGGGACCAGCCTATTTTTATTTCGTTAACCTTTATGCATGTGAGGCTTGGCTCGGAGTACTTGAGAAATTCTTCTGTCCGCCGCGGCTGTGCCCCGGATATTTTTCTCCCAGCGCTCGAACTGGGTCGCCTCGCTATAGCCTGCACTTCTCCAGATGTCAGATCGCGTGATCCTTCTTCCCGTTTTTGCTTCCACCTCCACTATGTAAAGATCGACTGCTTTTCGGCGTTGCTGAGCCACGCTCTCCAGCGAACCGCTTTCCCGTATCTCGGGACCCACCGTTTCGACCGATTCCTTCGCCAGTCGCTCGTATCCAGCCTTCTCCCACTTGGGAACCAATTGCCGTAGTGCATCCACCCGTTTCTTCTCCATTCCGACCGGAATCAACTGTCCTTCTGGGAAGCCCGTGTATTCTTCGAAGCTCCCCACACTAATCGACCGGAGTATTGCGATGAAAGCGTTCTGAGTATCAAGATCAGAGACCAGCTCCAGAAAGGCTTTCGCTCGAATCTCGAAGCGCTCCATCACCAACTTCAGGCGCGGCTCGGTTGCAAAGACGCCCGCCTCCGGAGGATGTTGCTTATCTATCTCCTCAAGATTCTGCCGCATACGTAGTGCGATGCGTACGAACTCGGGCTTTGATTCGAATAGCCGAACGGCTTCCTCAGCGGCTTTTTGCGATTCGCTTGTCGACGCGGGGTTCATGGCGATCTCCTCCGATGATCCAAAAGTCAAATCCTGAATCGAGACTCTTGTGGACTTAAGATCAAGGATAAACATTTCGGGGGTAAATGTCTTCGCCGAGATCACTGTGGGAGTCACCAACAAACGCAACTAGTGGCAGGAACGGCCTCTCGCTCAAAGGGTTGGAAAATGCCGAAAGCGGTCCCCAAGCAGCTGCTTTCGGTCCCTTTGAGGTGTTTCAGTGCGCCCTTTGATCTCCTTTGAGTCGGTTTCCTTCAGCCGCAGTGCGGGAAGACGGAGCTGGCGCTGGATCGGATGCAGAGCATCGAAAACGCTGATTATGGGTCCCTAGAACTCGCTAGAACGCTTTCAGCATCCTCGAAACGGCTGTCTTGGGCCGTGGGAGATCGCATCGCGAAAGCTCACCCGCAGCGCGGCCACCTGAGGTAGGGTGTGTCATGACATGCCCAAGAAGGTTCTTCCCTTTCCCGCTCCACGGCAAGTTGAAACACCAATCGCCTGCCATCACTCCCGCGTGAACGTCCGGGTGGGCACCCAAAACTTTGCCATCGA